GCATTATTACGCCAGCATTACCAGATTCAGTATAGATACTGGTGCCGATGCTATACCCGTTTTTATTCCATCTATTGACACAACACAGACAAGCGTAAATAAAACAGTCTATGAAATTACATTATCATATAAGACATCTAATTTTACACAAGCAATTATTTATGTTCCTACTGATACAACACAACCAACGCCAAGAAGTCCCCTAGGCGGTGTTGATTATACTACTACATATTATTATATCTATTCTTATCAAAAGTGGGTTAAGATGATTAATACCGCTCTTGCTGCTGCGGTTACTGGTTTAAATGCTGCATCTATTGCCGATGGTAATGGTGCTCTTCCTTCATTAAATGTTCCATTCGTTGAAATAGACCCTATAAACTTAACTATGCTTATTAATGCCGATCAGGCGGTATATGCTGAGACATTAGCATTTCCAGTTCAAATTTATTTTAATACTGCTTTTTTTAATATTATGACTTTCTTTCAATACACTAGATATGGTGTTAGTGCTTCTTTTGGTAAAAATTATTTATTAAATGTATATTTAAATAATAATACAACTACTATAGGCGGTATAGTTTATTTACAAATGTATCAAGAAGGTTCTTGTATGTCATTATTAAATCCCGTTCAATCTATCGTTATCACTTCTAATGCTCCAAACTATTCAGAAATTATAGGTGTTCCATCTATTTTTAATTCTACTACCAATTTTCAGAATCCATTTAATGCCCCTAATACATCCCCTATATTTACTGATTTTCAAGTTCCTATTACTGCTCTAGATTCATATAGACCAAGTATTTTTTATAATCCAACGGGTGAATATAGATTATGTGATATGCAATCAACAAGTCCAATTTATAATATGCAATTATTTGTTTATTGGATGGATAAATTTGGTAATTATAAACCTATTCTATTGCCTGGTGGATGTTCTGCCAATATTAAAATAATGTTTAGACGTAAAGATTTTAATCAACGATCATTATAATGTTATTTTATAAATTAAGTATAATAATAATAAATAATATTTATAAATAATAATACAATTCATTAATAATAAAATATATAGTTTATTTTAATAATTTTAATAAAATTATTAAAAATAATTTCTTAATTATAGTATATATATATGGACTTCAATAAAACTTTACTTTTAGACGACCGTCTCAACGTTTCTTCATCTATTGACTACGCTGTAGAAAAGGGGTTTACTTCTATCGCTCAAAATGTCGTTTCTGCTTCATCTCTTTCAACAAATCAAATGAGTTATAATGTAGTTGTTCCATCAATGGGGACAATTATAGATCGTGCCGTTTTATTTAGAAATACTTTCGTATTGAAAATTGAAGGCACCGCCCCCGCCGCAAGTTTTCTCGTAAATTTAGGAAACACTGACGCATTAGGCGCTTACCCCATCAATAGTCAGATAGCAAATTATAATGTATCAATTAATAATCAATCATACACATTTAATATCGCTCAAAACTTTCAAGCATTAATTAATTTACAACCTGATAATCGTCATTTAGTTCGTTATGCTGGATGCCCTAATATGCCCGACCAATTATTTAATTATGCCGATGGTGTTGGTGCTAATTGCAATGTATTAGGTGCTTATGAAAATTCTTCTGACGGTGATATTGTGCCACGTGGTTCTTTCGTAGTTGATTATATAGGTCAAGACCCTAATTGCGTTGCTGATATTCCAATGGTTGCATCAACTGGCGCCGCTCAAACAATTTATATTAAATATACGGTTACTGAAGGCGTAATGTGTCCTCCGTTCCTTTATAATACTGTAGCAAATAAGGCGGGTATGTATGGTGTATCAAATTTTGTTATTAATTGCACTTTTAATTCAAGCGGTGTAAATCAACGAATATTTAGAACTGCTTCAGCATTTGCTAAGTCTGTAACTCTTCTTCGTTTTGACCGCTCAGAAATGATATTTAATTATTGTTCTCCCCCTGCCTCTGTTCCTCTTCCTCCTCGTTCAGTTCTTCCATACTATGATATGACCGCTCAAACAACCACAATAGGTGGTTCAGTTTCTGCTGGTGCCTCATCTACTGTAGTCGCTAAGAGTCTTCAATTAGGTATTATTCCTGATTCAATTTTATTGTTTATCCGCAAACTTAACACAAAACAAACCGCTCAAGATGCTGATGCATTTATGACAATTAATAACGTTAATTTAACTTGGGACTCTGTTCCCGGTCTTTTATCTGGTTTGACTCAACATCAATTATATCAAATATCAGTTGAAAATGGATCATCTCAAAATATCCATCAATTTATTGGTAAATGCTTAATGAGTAATGGTGCTTCTGGTAGTGGTCGTATCGTTCCAACTGTTGGATCTTTTATTGTTTTAAATGTTGCCAAAGATATTCCATTAGCAAATCTCGCCCTTGCTCCTGGTTCTCAATCTCAATGTAACTTGTCATTTACCGTTCAATTTACAAATCAATCCGCTGTCACTCAATCAGATTTAGAATTAGTTATTATCCCTGTCAATTCTGGTTATATGGCGTTTGATGGCAATGGTGGTCTTCAATTACGCACCGGCATTCTCAATTCTAATGATGTATTAGATACTAACTCACAAAGTGGCGTTTTCAAGGGTGATGCTCGTCGCCTCGTTGGTTCTGGTTGGTGGGACAATCTTAAAGGTATGATCGGTAAATATGCCCCTATGTTGGCACCTTATGCTAAAACCTGGTTAGGTAAGCAAGATAATCCATACGCAAAATTAGGTTCTCAAGTATTAGACGTTGCTGGGTATGCTAAACCAAAAGGTCGCCTTTCATCCCGTTTAATGTAAAATAGTATAAATAATAATATCTAATAATTTATAAATAATATTATAATAATTATTTATAAATAATTAATCTTTTAAGAAATATATTTTCTAAAATAATATATATATATGTCTAACTTATCAATCGCAAAACCATCCCCTGTATTCTATGGCGAAGTTGCTCTCGCTGGTGCCAATTCAGGCACCTTTACAAGCGCAAATTTATTCCTTGCCACATCTAAAGTTTTAGGTTTAAAAGCATTTACAACTGCTTCTGTTACTGCTGCTAAAGCGGGCACTGGCGCATTAGTAAAAGCAACACCTGCTAATACTCTTCAATTAAAATCAATTACAACAACTGCCGCCGGCACTTCTCCTTTTCTTGCAACTGGGACTGTTGTATCTGGTGCCAATGAAACATTAACTGTTTTTGTTTATTGGACTAATGAAACAAACAATGATGCTGATATGCTTAATGCTTAAAGTAATTATAATAATAATAATTAATATATAATAATAATTTATTATATAATATATTTTCTAATATATTATATATAAATATGTATAGAAATAATGACAATCAATTATACTTTAGGGACTTAAATGATATTAATTCTAAAATAATGAATTTACAAGATAAATATAATAATTATATGATTGAAAATTCTAATGATAAAGCATATGTCCCTGTTTATGGATCTGGTCGTTCTGGTGGTATGCGTGAATATCCTAAAAATTATTCAGGTGGTGCTTTATATAATCCTATGAATGGCGTGTCTCCTTTAAATAATTCTTGGGATGTAGATAGAATGAAGCGGGATAGATTAGGTGGGTCTAATTATTATTATTCACAACCAGAAGAAAGAGCAGCAGCAGTTGTAGAAGTTCCTGAAGAAAAAAAAGAAATGGAAGAAAAAAAAGAAGATAGACCTAAAATGAAACTTGTTATTGTTAAGAAAAAAAAGAAAGTGTCTCCTCCTCCTTCTTATGATGCTCCTTTACCTCCTCCTCCTGAAGAATCCTCTTTTGTTGTTGGTTCTCCTATAGGTGAAAAAAGCATTCTTGAAAAAGTAGGTTCTTTTTTCGGATTCGGTAAAAGAAAACCTACTAAAGCACAAATTAAAAAAATAGAAGAAGTAATGAAAAGTAAGGGTTATATGTTGGGTGGTGCCTGGTATAATGAAGTTGCTAAATGGGGAAAAGAACAATTAAAACAACAAGGGGATAATGTATATGCAAAAGCGGGCGTTAGTGCTATTGATGATTTAAAGTTAGGTGATGGTTTAAAGGGTAAAGGGTGGGAAGACTTCAAAAAAGATTTAGGCAGTTTTGATTTCAATCGTATCAAAGATTATATTGGTATGGCAAAACCTAAAGATATGATGGCATTGAAAAAACATACAAGATTGACGGGTAAAGGATGGGAAGAATTCAAAAAAGATTTATCTAACTTTAACTTCAATACTGTTAAATCCTGGATAGGTCTTGGTAAGTATGGTAAGGCAAACACAAAAAGAATGATGGGTTCCGGTTGGTGGGATTCCTTCACAAATTTTTTTAAACAATTTCCTGAGAGTGTTAATTCAATTATAATGCCTATTGCTAGCAAGATAAATGATACAGTAGGCACGGTAAGGGGTGCCATTGGACTTGGTAAGCATAAAAAAGGTATGCATATAATGCCTGATGGGACATTAATGTTAGATAGTATGCATAAAGGAGCAGGAAAAGCAGGCGCAGGTATGTTTCAACCCTTTCCTTCAGGAAGAGCAGGAGCAGGAAAAAGTGGTGGTAAGCATATAGATAGAAAACAATTAGTAAAGGAAATTATGGCATCTCAAGGAAAATCTATGATAGAAGCAAGCAAATATATTAAAGAAAATAATCTATACAAGAAGAAATAAATAAATAATAATATTATTATTAATAAATATATAATATAATTATTTT